GCCCATAGACCATGAGGCATTCAGATACCGCACCCGCCGACCGTTGCCTGTGCAGGAGGAGATGCCGCTGGAGGGAGACATCGAAGACCTAGAGGAAATCGCAAACTCCGAAAGTTTACCTTCTTCTGTGGCAGCAATAGCCGCAAAAACAGCCTACGCCATCCGCTACCTCCGCGACGAGATCCAGAAGCTAAAACAAAAATGAACCTACTCCAAGACCCGCGACTCCTCAACTTCGTGCTCCTGTTTCTATACACAGCAAACAGCATCCGCTGGGCTTACGAACGCAAGTGGGCAGACAGCTTATACTGGGCAGGTGCGCTAATCATTACAACCGCCGTCACGTTAAAGAAATGAAGAAACACAAGCAGCCAAAAGAAATCAATCAACTGATTAAACAAGCCAAGAAAAACCCAATCATCAAAGAACTGCTCTTTGCTACAGGTTGGATCAAAAAAAATGAAACCATTCACCGACGATCAAGACAATCCAGACCCTGATGACGATGTCAGATAGGCATGGAATTCTATGCCAATAGGAGATATTTAAGAGGATTTTCTAACATTGATGTCAAGAATATATCATTGCATAAGAGAGAATCGGTCATTATTAAAACCATTGATTAACATCGTTAAGTATTCTTAAACCAAAGCATGAACGCCTACACAGAAGAGAATTTCAACAAATTGCTAGAAGCATACACCGAAGTGAAGAAAAGATCACAGGACATTTCCAATTCATATGTATTGCTTGCTTTGGAATTGATGGAAAAACATAACTATACGCAAGATGAGATGATCCGCATTGTAAACAGCATGGAAATAGACTGATATGCCTGCACTCAACAACCCAAAGCACGAACGATTCGCCCGACTGGTCATCCAAGGAATGACGCAAGTGGAGGCTTTCAGGAAATGCTATCCGAATGCCGGAGTTAACACGGTTAACAACGAGAGCAGCGTTCTGGCTAGGAGGCTTGATGTGAAAGCACGCATCGCAGAGATGCAGGAGATCATTGATAGCTATTTCCCGATTACGCAGGGAGAGAGGCGTGATATGCTACGCAGGATGTCGCAGGGTAGGGAGCCTACCAAGGTCATCCGCAAGGCTGACGGCAAGATAGAGGCGGTATACGACAAGATCGCGGCGATGACGCTGGACGCACGCCTAGCAGGTGAATTCGCGCCAGAGCAGATGCAAATCGCCACAGGGCCGACTCTGAAGCTGGATTTCAACATGGTAGGCAGGAACACAAGGCCAACGCCTGCGCTGGAGGAAGAATGGCGTAGGCTAAACGAGCCAGAGGTCAGGGATGTGACAGACGAGCCGGAAGAGGCAGGACATGATGACCTGTCATTCTATGAGAATGTTAAAGTGAGGCCGACAGCGTCCAGCCTTGATGACCTGAAGCCGATCATCGACATTGAGACCGAAGAATCTCCGCCTCGTTAGTATAATGGCTATTGCTCCCGCCTTGTAAGCGGGGAATCGCGGTTCAACTCCGCGACGAGGCTCCATAGCATCTTGACATCGCTAATTGCGATGGCTAATAGATGCTAATGGTATCAGTCCCATTTAGTTATACTTTGCCGCCTGTTGGTATGCCACTTGTGCCTCCATATCCGGCAATTTTTCCTGTTGCCTCATTTACTAATCCATATTCATTTCCTTACCAATTTAATATTGCTGGAGATTGTGATGATGACATTGCATTTAATGGTCAAATATATCTGCCGGACAATCCTGATTGGATAGTATGGCCAGCCAATCCTGTGGGATATAAAAATGGGGCGCATTCTTACAGCACTATCCTGACATTAGGTGCAAATGAAACTATTCAGATTGGAGGCAGAAACAATGGCGGACAGGGTGGTGGTCAAGGAACTATTTCATATGATGAAGACACAAGCCAGATATGGTTTCATGGCTTTTTAGATACAGCGGATAAGTATACTGATTTTGCTGTTGTTAATTGGGGTGCTGGATCTTATTCCGACAACAACTTCCTGCCGCAATCAATTGCTCCGGCTGCGCCTTCATCTTCGGTAAACGGCCATGTCATCTTCAGGGCATTGGGTAATGGCTTTTCACAGGTAATTGAATCAACTGGTATCTATGCAAGCATTCATCCAGTAGGAAATTATTTCCCTGTAGCATCAATTCAGTCCACATATTACCCGACGAGCGGCATCAACCATGACACCGTCTGGGGAGATCCATTCCTTCAGGGAAACGGCTATTACTTAACGCTGACTAATCAGGTTGTCTTCCCAACTCCTTCCGAGCCATGCCAAAAACTGGCAAATGGACTGCTTGCGTATTGGGACTTTAATGGTGAGCTAAATGACGCGACTGGAAACGGAAACGGGCTTAATTCATCTGGCACGATTGCATATGAGCAGGGCAAGAATGGCCAAGCTATTCGATTTGATGGATCTGGATCTTCTGTTGTTTACAATGATTCGCTGGCGATTAGCGGTGATTTCACTATTGCGGGATGGTTTTACCCGATAAATGACACCAGTAACACCGACCCTGCGTATCCTTCAATCTGGACACTTAACATTAACAATCCGGCCAATAATCCTCCAGATCTTTACCCTTCGGCATACAATGGATTTTATCAAGGATATTACAATCCTTCCGATACAGGAAACGCACCGCAGAGTTTTTCGCTTTTTGAGCTGCCCATGTATTCGATCCAGTATGGGCAATGGAATCATGTCGTTGAATCATTCGGCAATGGCAGGCACAGGATTTATCTGAACGGGGTGAAAACCTATGATGCCCCGTACACCAACGCCGGATGGCAGGGAATTGTGTTGGGAGCGTATAATCACGATGGAGCCAACGCCTGCAATAGCAGGATTGACGAGATTGGTATCTGGAACCGCGCACTTTGTGATCAAGAGGCAAGCTGCCTTTTCTATAACGGCCTAGGTCATTTCTTTCCATTTCCCGAAAGCGTAGAGATTTCCATAACCAATCTCTCCTGCACCTATTCCGGCTCGCCATGTCCTGTGGGCGTTACGATTACGCCAGATTGGATTCCATATTCGGTGACATATAACGGATCTACCAATGTGCCAGTCAACTCAGGGACATATGCGGTTAATGTCCAATCTACAGATACTTGCTTCCCTGCATCAGCAAGCGCGACCTTAGTTATCAACAAAGCACCCGCCACAATTTCTGTATCGAATCTGAACAATGAGGGTACTGGAAGCCCGATCTGCGCGAATGTTACCACGAATCCGGCTGGCCTATCGTATGTTGTCACTTACGATGGCAGCACAAATTGCCCATCTGCTACTGGATCGTATTCCTTGGTTGCGACCATTACAGATCCCAACCATGTGGGGCAAACATCGGCAGATTTTAAGATTATCTGCTATCCGACTCAAATTACCATCAATGCTACGGATCATTATTTCAGCGGATGCCAGTATGCTGCTACGGCCAGTTCAGATCAACCTAATGCACAGATCCAGATTACCTATACCAGCTTAACTAAAAACAACGCTGAAACGACAACCGCGCCGACATTGATAGACAGGTACAGGGTTGTTGCAACTGCTTTGAATCCTTATTGCGGAACTGCTGTTGCATGGATGTCTATCTTTCCAGCCAGCTCTAGGGGAAGCGTATTGAAGATTGCCGATGGGCAATGGAGGTACTGCAATTACGGGTTAGTGTTTACTGCGGGGACTGCCGATGATCTGTATCAGCAGGTTTATGAGTATCGGTTGGCTCATGGATTGAATGTATGCACAACGGTTTCCGATGTGGACGCATTCGTTGCTACGCTTGAGGGACAGCTTCAGGGCAAGGGCTATCTGCAAAGCCTTCCTGATTGTTGCCATGATTGTTGACATGGCTAATAAAACCAGATAATAGTATCGGCATTATGGCATTCACCGCTGGCAATCTTTACACGAACTCACAAGGCAATCTCTACGGGACTGACAAGGGATCTGCTGTGACCAATAAGCAAGCTGTTGCCGAGCCGACAATGACTTGGCTCTGCACCAAAGTCAGCAAGGTGTTCGCTGTATTCAAGAGCAAAAGCGGCAGCCCTAATGGGACAGTTCATCGTCTGCGTATTTACCGCGATCAGCTTGGTCATTTTGTGTTCCCTAGCGGACGCTTTGACGGCGCACCCATCTTTCGTGCTTAATCGGCTACGAGTCTGTAGACTATAGCCAAAAGCAGGAACAGATTTATTAGGCTACAGGCTAAAATTATTTTGATGTCGCGCTTCATTTCTTTTTGGTCTTTGGGATGTCACGGCTGAATGCGCGGCCATAAATTGTCTTGAGCCGGATATTCTCTGGCAATTCCTGAACAAAGACACGCAATCGCATGGCATATTCAGGAGTCATTAGCTTGATCAGATGGCTAAATTCCTCTCCGGCAGCGGCCAGCTTAGTAGCCTCGACATAACTATGTGATTGCAACTGATCGTATTGTGAATACATGATGGGTGATCTTATCAGATCAATTAACAATAACAACGAATGAATGAGAACGGATACAGGATAGAGCCACCAGCATCGCAGAGGATTTACTACAAACACGCTCTGAAGATCAGGGCGGAGGCAGACCGCGACGAGGAGATGGGCATCCTGTATGCCGCGCAATATATCCTGCTGAACACGATTACGAATCCTGTCCAGATTGACGAGATCGACAAGCCAATGGCTGAAAACGTAGTCCGGCAATATGTGCAACACTTGTTGGATTGGAATCACTTTGAGGCAGGCGCGACGATCTTATGGGGGCCGGATGTCTACGACTGGAGGCCATCGTCAGGCAGACAGGTGTGGCGTTGCCTATTTGAGAACGATCAGGTGTTGGTGCAGGGAGCCGGAGCTATGGGCAAGTCATTCAGCGCAGGCGCATGGTTCTATTTGGATTGGTGGCGTGATCCTGCTTATACCTGCATCAAGGTCATCTCGCTGACGAAAGAACACGCCGAACGGAATATCTTTGCGAACATCAAAACATTCCATCGGACGGCACTTGTGCGGCCATTGTCGGATCAGGAAGAGAAGGCGACGAGCATCCAGGTCAACAGCGACAGCAAGAACGGCATCCAGCTAGTTGCTATCCCTCGCGGAGAGTCTGGGCATGGAACTCTTCGCGGATATCACCCAACACCTAGGTTTGGTCAGGAGCATTACTTGTGGGGAAGACTATCGCGAACCCATGTCGTGCTGGACGAGGCCGAAGAGATCCCTGCCGGAGTCTGGGAAGGCATCAACAACATCATGTCTACAAGCGATAAGAACAAATATCGCGGTCACATCAAGATATTCGGCGCGTCCAATCCTAAAGACAGGACTAGTAGCTTTGGTCAGCGGTGTGAGCCGAAGGCCGGATGGGGAAGCGTGGACTGCGAGGATGACCATGAATGGGAATCCAAAGAAGGCTACCATGTTTTGCGGCTAGATGCGGCAAAGTGCGAGAATGTGATTGAGAAGCGGATCGTCTACTCCGGCTTGCAGACCTACGAAGGATTTATGCGGTACATGGGAATGGGCCGAACAGCGGAAGCCATGACGATGGCTCGCGGGTGGTTCCCAGAGGAAGGACAGGCGATGGGCATCATCACTCCGGCCATGATGGACAACAGCATCGGTAATGTGCGTTTTATCGGGCCTGTAGTGCCGCTGGCGGCGTTTGACTTGGCTCTGGAGGGTAATGACCAAGTAATGTGTTCCTATGGCCGTTTTGGGCTTTCTGACGGCTGGACACCGCAATCCGGCAAGTTCATTGAATTCCCGAAGCCAAGGGTGGTCTTGCAGCTTGACTCCCAGATCCCGTTCCCCAAGAAAGCTACGCTTGAGCAGACGCAGGCGATCATCAAGTTCGCCAACCAGATGAAGATCGGGCCGAACTGGATCTGCGTGGATCGTACAGGAAACGGTGCAGGCATCCATGACAGCCTTTGCACGCTCTTTGGCAACGAGGTCATGGGCGTGAACTACTCATGGGCGGCGAGCGAGCATCACATCCTTGGCGACGACAGCCAGAAGGCTAACGAGCTATACAACGGGGTCGTTACTGAATTGCTATTCGGTCTGGCGAAGTACCTAGAGTTTGAGTACCTGAAGATCAGCCCTAGCTTCCGCAACGAGGAGTTAATCCGGCAAGCCACAGGCCGGAGGTACAAGCAAAAGGGCAAGGGTCTCGTCAGGGTGGAGAGCAAGGGAGAGTATTGCAAGCGTACCCGCAGCAAGTCGCCGGACGCGCTGGATTCCCTGTCATTGCTGGTCTACCTGATGCGCCTGCGTGGAGGCGCGGTGGCTACGATGAACGAGAAGAAGCCAGAGCCTCGCCAGCGGGTGAAGAGCTTGCAATCTATTGTTGACGAACTTTCGTTCGTTGATATGTCTGATTAAGCAGATCCACAAGTGTGGAACCCTGTTACGATGTCGCTCGCGGGGTGGGGAAACCTTGTGGGCGGCATCAGCAATACCCTGTAGTGTAATGGTAGCACAACAGACTTTGACTCTGTTCGTCATGGTTCGAGTCCATGCGGGGTAGCCAATCTGTTAAAAAAATGCGGTCGTTTTATTAACAGAAAGCATTGTTGCCATCCTGCTACAGAATTGCCGATAATGTAGCGTATCGTTGACATTGTGCTGGTGTTGACGATCACCGACTTTTTGCGGTGATTGACCAGATTATTCACCGCATTATACCCGATAGGGAACAATTTGCCCGTTTAGACACCAGATTATACCCGATATGGTGCAGTAACGCACATTTTTGTAACAGAATGTGCATTAAGAAGACAAATATGGAGCCGAAATGCGGTTTTATCGACATATCTGGCAAACGTGTATAGAAAACGGCGTTTTGTCGACATATCCGGCTAGTTGTGTAAAGGAAATGGCGTTTTGCTTTACATAAGCTGGTTTGTGTTAAGCCTGCTTCATACGAAGGCTAAAGAAAACCGAAGGAGAAAGGAAACACCCCCCTGATCCCCCCATGACTTCATGAGGAAAGGAAAGAGTAAGGAAAAGAAACTGCTGCCCTCCAATTGAAGTCACAGATTGTGACCGCAAGATGAAGGCAGAGTGTTTCTTCTCTGCTCTGCTGGGTAAGGCGTTTTGGTTCGCCAAAGCCAGTTCTGCCAAGCCGCTGTGATACGCATGCACACTCGCTTGTGGTTCCTTGCGAGTAATGCCCATAAAGAGAAAAACCGCCGAGTGTAGCAGCACAGGGCGGTCTTTCAGCAGGCGAACCTGCGGGGGTTGAAAATCGTCGTTAGAATGCTGCTACATTCAGAACAACGCGAATATGGGCTTGATCGCAAAACCAGTCAACAATATATTTTTGATCCTCTAGAGATTGTTCAATCACCGATTCGTCTAACTGGAAGGATATGGCCTGCTGGTCATGAATGAGGGTTCGATTCCCTCATCGGATGATTGATTAGAAAACGCATGGATAATCACCCATGAGTTGACTTTCAGCGCATAATCTAATCAATTGCTCTACATGCAAGAAAAGTCTCCAACCAAAATTGAGCAAATAGACATCAAGAAGCTGATCCCCTATGCAAGGAACAGCAGGACGCATAGCGATATCCAAGTCAGCCAGATTGCTGCCAGCATTAAGGAGTTTGGATTCACTAATCCCGTCCTGATCTCCGACACCTACGACATCATCGCCGGACATGGCCGTGTCCTAGCAGCCAAGAAGCTAGGTTGGGATTCTGTTCCCTGTATCAGGCTGGATCACCTGACCGACACACAACGCCGTGCCTATGTCATCGCAGACAACAGCATCGCACTTAACTCTGACTGGGATTTTGATATGCTTTCTGTCGAGATTGATGAACTAAATGACTTCAAGTTCGACGTTTCACTATTAGCGTTCACCAACGAACAGCTATCAGAATTGATCGGATCTCCCGAAGATCCCGTCGATAATGAGCTAAAAGCAGACGAAAAGACGCGCGATACCTGCATTTGCCCAAAGTGTCATTTTGAGTTTGTAAAATAACTAATACTTGCGTTGGGTATTCAAATAATATACGACGATTAAATGGCGACTCCTATTGAAGGTATGATCCCGCCGTCTGGCTGGCATTATTACCAAAGCGATGTCCGGCTAAACGGCAGCAATTACCGCGACCTCCTGAAGGTTGTGGAGAACTATCGTGCCGAGAATCATTTGCCATCCGGCGATGTCGAAGGAGATGTAAATAGCTACATTTGTTCTAACTGGCCGACATTCTGTCATGGCGTGGACATGGTAACTATTACTTCTGTCCACGCTCCTACTGCAACGACCGAACTTCTCAATGACATTCAGGTGTGGGCGCGTAACCTTCAACAGGCTAACCGACAGCTTCTTATGGTTACAGACGAGGAGGCAGAACGCCGCGCCAAGATTTGCCGAGGATGCGTCCAGAATGTCAATTGGCGTGGAGGGTGCGGATCTTGCATTCAGGCTACTGATCGCATTTCTGCGAGCGTTCGTCAGGGTCGTAATACTCCTTCCAGCGAAGTGCTTGGCGGTTGCCTCCTGCAACGCCATGACAACCGCTCTGCTATTTTCTTTGATAAAGACGAACTGCAAAGAGCAACCAACCTACCAGAGAACTGCTGGCTAAATACATAATATGGCTAACCTGAAACCGCTACCTCCGAAGATCACAGACGCATTTGCTAATAAAACAGCGCGTGTAGTTGACGCTCACGACAAGCCAAGAATTCTGGATCTGGATGTGGTAGACCCTAACAATGGGAATCTGGATACGGTTGATCCCAATACGCTCCAAGTACGCCGGACATTCAAAGACGCTACGCAGGCACACGCCGCATATCGCCGCCTCAAGCAGCAAAACGTAGAGCGCAATCGCAAGAATCAGCTAATCCAGAAGAAACTCAACCTTGAGCCGCCCTACAGCAACAAGAAGCTGGAAAGCATGGGTCAGAACTGGCGTAGCAATCGTCCTACTGGATTCCTTTCCACGATGGTGAGCCGCATTCAGCCTCCATTCAAAGAGGTCATTGAGACTGCCGCTACACTTACATTTGCCGAATACCCAATCGAAAGCCTTGATGCAGAAAATAAGACCAAGGTATTCCGCGAGGAAATCACCAAGGCTATCAGGGGCTGGAAGGGGTTTGATGATCTGGTTGCCCAGATTGTCCATGAGAATGTCACCTTCGGCTATTGCGGTCTCTGCTGGGATGATCTGCGCGATTGGAAGCCGGAATTTCTTCGCCAAGATTATACCTTCTTCAGCATTGAAACGCCGCAGGTCACCGATCAGACCCCCATCTGGGCGCGTAAACGCCGCTATCAGATTGCCGAACTGCTTCCTGTGTTGGAAAACCCGCCGCTGTCTGCTGCTGCCGGATGGCATATCAATAACCTCGTCGAGTCCATCAACAACGCCATCCCTGCCGGACGCACGCTTGATGCTGATGACGATGCTCGTCGGTACGAGGATTGGATTCGTGAGGGAAGTTACGGCGCGTCTTATGAGAATGATGCGAAGTATGTCGAGCTAGGCGAAATCCTAGTG